CAGAAATCAAGAGCGGTATTAGATATACCTGCCCATTCTTCTGGGAAATTACAGAACATACTGGAGACAGGAAGCCATAAATGACAACATCAAACCTTGAAGCAGTAGAAATATATCCAAACATTCTTGTTTACAAAAACATGTTTAAAGATATTTCAAAATCTTACAAGGTTTTAACAGATTCTTTAGTAGAGTCAGAAGACAGACTTTTTAGTCCTTGGACACAATGGTCTATTTTTGGCGACTATTTAAACCCTATAGTTCCTAATTTTTCTATGTCAGATAGACATGGTAATTTAAAAAATATAGAGACTTCAACAGAGATTCAAGAAAGTCAAAAAAACTTTGTTATAGAGATGCTGGAAAATTTTCACTTGGTCACAGAGGACTATATTAAAAGACATGATATTGATGTAGATTTAAACGATACATCTGTAGATGAGTTTGGTAATACCGTACCTACCTGGAGATGGACTGGAGGAACAGTGGGAAGGTATCACATAAGCACTGATTCAGAGCCTGTAGGGATGAGGTATCATTCAGATTATATGAGAGAGCAAGGAAGTTCTCCAGGCTATAAGTTTGTAATAACTTGTACAATTTATTTTAACGATGACTATGAAGGCGGAGAAGTAGACTTTGTGATGGGAGACAAACTTGTAAAGTACAAGCCAGAGGCTGGAGATCTTTTAGTTTTCCCATCGGGTCATCCAGACTACTTGACAGAAGAAGGTAAGCCGTACCTTCACGGGGTTATGCCATCATACAATAATAATAAGTTTTTAGCAAGAATGTATTGGCAAAAATATCAAAAAGGGACAGATGAGTGGTATGAAAAAGAAGCAGAGTTTGGAAAAGAAGTCTGGGCAAAAATGCAGCCAGAACTAGAAGAACAGTTTAGACTAAAGCATCCACAAAGAGCAGTAATAGAAAATGGAGTGAGATTAAAATGAACTTAAACAATAAAGTTAGATTGACAAAAGATATTGTTCTTTATGAAAACTTTTTAACTAAAGAAGAGTCTGAAAAGATTATTCAAGTTTTAGATAAACAGGCTGAAAATGGTGGTATTTCTTGGATGCCTATATCATTTTATGAATCATACTCTTCAGTTTTGCCACAAGACAACGATCAAGAAGTTATTGATGCTGGATTAAACCCAACCATATTTTCAGACATTGAAAATGCAATGCCAGAAGCAATTGCATCAGTACATGGACTTGACCCAAAAACAATTTCAAAAATTGGATACCATACGCAAAAATGGGAGCCAGGAGCATATGCAAGAGTTCACTCAGATAATACTGACGAGCATGGTAACTCTGGAGCATTTACAAGAAGCAGATACGCTGGATTCTTATACCTGAACGATGACTTTCAAGGTGGTCTTCTTAGATTCCCAGATCAAGACATAGAGATTAAACCACAGGTAGGAATGCTTGCTGTTTTTGACGGGGGATTTAACAACATGCACGAAGTATCCCTAATAGAAAGTGGAGTAAGATACACCATTGGGTCTTTCTGGGATGATAGAGAAGAGTCAGATTACCCACAAGAACTACGAGATGCATGGGCTGCAGAAATGAAAGCCACTAGAGCAGAACAAGAAATTGAAAGAGCAGAATGGCAGGAGTTGCTTAAGCAGGGTTGGAAACTAGATAAAGATGGAAAAAAATACAAGTTAGAAGACATTGTAAATGATTGAGACTTTTAAAAAACACTTAATAGATAGTGGATATGAAGTTAAAGATATTACTACAGAACTATTCTCTGTTGAAAACTTTTTATCAGAAGATCAGATAAACACATTTTGGGATATTATTAATAGTACATCTCAAGAAGACTGGGAAGTAGAGTATCACGCAAACCTAAAAAACTTTTGTATGCAAAAATTTGGTAGAGATGATGTAGACAATTTAGTTGCTGAAGGTAAGTTTGAAATTACTCAAAATTGGAAAGATAAAAACTTTAATATATCAAGTCATGAGATATACAGGCCATTATATGATGACATAAACTCAATGGTAATAGATTCTGATCCAGAGTTAGTTTTAAGTGGTTTTGCAACAATTCAAAGAATGCAAGCAGGAGTAGAGTTAAAATCTCACACTGATCAAAAAACAGACCCATCTATAAAATACGCTACGATTGTGTATATTAATGATGACTACGCAGATGGGGAACTATTTTTTCCAAATCTTGATATCCAGTTAAAGCCTAAGCCAGGAACTATGTTATTTTTTCCAGGTAATGAGCAATATGAGCATGGAGTTAAGCACGTAGGAAGGGGTCCAATAAGATATGTTCTTGTTGGGTTTATTAAAGAAAAAAACTTTTATGAAAAAAATAAGTACTAGGAGAATCAAATGAATAAAGAAATACTAGATCCAAAAGCATACTACTATACGGATGCTATTGAAGACTTTGATACCTTTAAAAAGGTTTGGAAAGAGTTAGACGACCTTGAGCAATATACAGAGTCAGGTGTAAATGTTTGGAACCCTTGGACTGCCTCTAATGATAAAAATTTTATTTACGGAGAAACAAAAACATTTGATATTAATGCGATAAATAGGCTTAGTGGAGAAGTAGCAGAAAAAAGTAAATATATCTACGATGCTATTATGACTACAATGTATAACGTTTGCAAAGACTACGCTTCTTCTTTAGGTGATTTTGACGAGCCCAGACTTTTCCCAACCTTTAATATAAAAAAGTACAATACTGGAGTTGGCATGGGAGCACATTTTGACCAGCTAGATGGGGATAAGACATTAAGATACTCATTGGTTATGTACTTAAATGATGACTGTGAAGGCGGAGAAATTTCTTTTCAGTTAAAAGACTATGATGGCGGATGGACAAGTGCAGATGGTTTCTCTAAAGGATCAGCACCAGCTGTAGATTTAGATTATGATATATCTGTTGCTAATGGTGCAATTGATTTTGGATTAAAACCAAAAGCAAATAGTGTAATTATATTTCCAGCATTTCCTCCATATTTTCACACGGCACATGTAGTAAAGTCTGGATTTAAGTATATGATTCCTGGTCACTGGATACACAATGAAATGAATCTTAATCGCAACGAAAGCATGTAAATGAAAACGGCAATCGTTACTGGATCTAGCAAGGGTGTTGGGTACGCAACAGTAAAACTGCTATCTGAAAGTGGATATAGGGTCATAGCAGTCTCTAGAGACTTATCAAGGGTATCTCAGATAGACTCTGACAATGTTGAAACATATCAACTAGATATAACTGATTCAAAACAAATAGAAGAATTCTTTGAAAAATATAAAGACATAACCCTAGATCTTTTAGTTAATAATGCTGGTGGTGGATCTAGCCCAACAATGCTTATCAATGAAACAATGGAAAATTTTAGAATTGCCTACGAAATAAATGTTTCTGGCCCAATGTATCTTTCTCAGCTTTTTGTTCCATGTATGCAAAGGTCTGACTCACCAACCATTATATTTGTTAGTTCATTAGGTGGAAAAGTTCCATATCGTAGTGGAGGAAACTATACAAACGCTAAAAGAGGCATGATGGCCCTAGTTGATACTATGCGATTAGAGTTTCCTGCATACGGTATTAAGGTTACTGAGATATGCCCTGGAACTATTGATACACTAATAGAAAAGCGTGAAATAGCACTAACTGCTGAAGATCTTGCAGAGTCTATTAGATGGGTATCAGAGTTGCCAAGTCATTTTAATATTAATCATATTGAAATGAACCATATAAGCAGCAGTAAGTTTGCCTAGAACTAGGAAGGAAACCTAGTCATCCAAACCTTAGTCTTTGGCGTAATTCCATGCCAAGCAGACCAGTTTTTTCCACCGTTACTCATATGATAGGCAACCTGTGCATTAATAACAGGATTTAACAATTCACTGTTAAAGTTAATGCCAAACTTTGCCTTGCGATCATCCTTTAGCATTCCAATCATATTTATCTGGAATATACCGTAAGAGTTGTCGCCAGTTTTTTCATTGCCATTAAAAGCCATTGGTCGCCCATTAGACTCTTTCTTAGCAACAGCCCAAGCCTTTACAAGTCCATCACCACGAAAACCAACGGCATATAGTAACTCCTTTAACTGAAGATCTGTAAGGCTAACAGCATCTTGATACTTATGTAGAACGTTTAGGTCTTTTTTTACTGCTACCAGACTTTTAGGCTTAGAAACCAAAAAAACCGCCTTGGCGGTTGAAGGTTCAGCTACAGCTGGTTTACTCAGATTATTTT